TGTCGAGGTCGGCGCCAACGGTCAGGCCGTCCCGGCGACCACCGGCACCGTCGTCGGTTACGTCCACGCCGACGTCGTCTCGGGTGCTGACGCGCCCGTCACCGTCAACCTCTAAGGAGCCCAGCTACCATGCCGAAGACCATCTCCCTGCCGGGCGACTTCAACACCCCGCTCGCCTCGATCCTCAAGGACATCACCAAGGTCCAGGGGCGCGTGTTCCCCGAGAACCAGTTCTTCCTCTCCGAGTTCCTGCTCCGCGGCCCCGTCTCGGTGCCCTCCGGTGTCGTGGAGACCCAGGTCGCGAAGCTCGACGACCAGGGCTACGCCGAGCGTGGCGACATCCAGGACGTGGAGCCCGAGGGCGTGTACCCGCGCCTGGACGGTTCCGCGGAGGAAACCACCTACGGGGCGACCAACCAGTACGGTGCCGAGTTCAAGATCACCGACGTCGCGGTGCGCCGCAACCGTGAGAACGACTTCGTCCGCGGCACGAAGTGGCTGCGCAACCACATGGTCCGTGACGACGCCCGCCGCCTCACCAACGTGTTCTCCAAGGCCGCCACCGACTACTCCCGGGTGACCGCCACCGAGGTGGGGCAGACCTGGGACGTCACCGGCGCCGCCTACGACGCGCTGACCGCCGCGTTCGGTGAGGCCGGGGACGGGGTGGACTACGACACGCTCATCCTCAACAAGCGGGATGCGTTCAAGCTCGCCGCGGTGGCCGACATCAAGGAAGCCACCCGCTACACCGACACCCGTGCCACGGCCCCGGTGTACAACTCCCCGCTGTCGAAGCTCGACGGGCTGCTCGGGATGAACGTCGTCATCCACCCGAACTGGACCCAGGGTCAGGCCCTCGCGGTCGCCAAGGGTGAGGCCGGGTTCGTGGGCGAGGAGCTGCCCCTGGAGCTGGAGACCATCCGCGACGACGTCCACGAGGCCACGATCGTGCGTGTCCGCAAGGCGGCGGCCCCGTTCATCGACGTTCCGCAGGCGTTCACGCTGTTCACCGGGATCTTCGGCTGATGGCGGCCCCGCGACGCTCCAGGGTGGAGCGGGAGCCGGATTCGTCGCCGGCGGGCACGGACCGTAATGCGGCTCTGGCGGCGCTGGCTGGCAAGGGTGAGGCGGTGGACGCCCCGGATCCGGTGCGCCCGGCGACCCCGCCGCTGACGGGTGTGGTGCACGACTTCGGCGGCGACGTCTCCGCGGTGCTGACCTCCCCCTCCCACGTGTTCCGGGTGGGTGGCCGTACCCGGTTCGTGTACCGGGGTGAGGTCGTGAAGGCCGAGGCCGGGTTCGTGGACTCCCGCCCGTTCCTCGTCCGTCTCTGAGCCTGACCCGTTGTTGCGGGGGTCGCCCACACCGGGTGGCCCCCGCTTCGTCTAGGAGGATGTTTTGACCGAGATCGTAGAACCCGCCCCGGACGTGTCGTTCGGGTGCACTGTGGCCGATGTGCTGCGCCTGCTGCCCCATATCGAGGTGGGGGCGCCGGTGGTGGTGGACGCCGAGTACGGCCCCACCCAGGTCCGGCATTTGACCGAGGCCGATGTGGAGGGCTTCATCCAGGCGGTGGGGTCGCGGGTGCTGGCCCGGATCTACCGGTACGAGGCGGTGCCGGAGCGCACCCAGGAGCACATCCGCACCATGGCCCGGGACCTCGTGGCCACCGGTGCGGCGCACTATGTGCAGGCCGCCGTCCACCCGGGGGCGTCCAACCCCAACGACGGGTCCTCGTATGCGGCGATGCTGTGGGACCGGTTCACCACCGACCTCGACGACGTCCGTGCCACCATCGACCGGGAACTCGAAGACCCCTCCGACGGCATACCCTCCGGGGGTATCACCGGGTTCTTCCCGCCCCCCATGTTCACTGACGACCAGCAGTACTAGCTACTACGGTTAGTGATGTAGTAGTATGGGGGTGACGCACCGGCCCTGACAGGAGCATTCGATGGCGGAGACGCTAGCCAGCATCAAGAACCATGTGACCACCCCGCTAAGGGTTGTGGAGTGGAAAGAGCCCCCGCCGATCGTGGGGAACGTGGGCCAGAAGTACGGGGTGTACAACAAGTACAACCCGCTCATCGAGTCGTTGAAGGAACGACCCGGGCAGTGGGCCTACTGCGGGGTCGGGGATAACAGGATCGGCTACAGTATCGCCAAGCGGTTCCCGGGCGTGGAGGCCACCGGCCGGAAGCGTTCCGATAAGCAGTTCGACATCTACCTCCGATGGGCCGACGAGCAGTAGGCACCTCCTCTTCGCACCTCGAAACCCCTCCCCGGGTAACTGGGGAGGGGTTTCGTCATGCCCGTTCCGGTAGGTGACTGGTCTACCGGGGCATGGTGGGGGTATGGCTTCCATCTCCTTCTCCGGTGCGGGGTTCGACGCGGTCACCCACGACCTCACCCGCTTCCGCCAGAACATCACCAAAGCCAAACCGGCGCTGGAGAACATGGCGGAGCACGTCGCCGGGATGCAACGCGACCAGTTCACCACCCAGGGCCGCCACTACGGCCCCGCCTGGGCCCCACTGTCCCCGAAATACAAGGCGTGGAAAGCCAAGCGCCGCCCGGGCAAGAAGATCCTCCAGTTCGACGGGAACCTCAAATCCCAAGCCGCACCGTCGAACGCCAAACAGTTCGGGATCTACGGGGTCACGGACAAGCGCATGGAAGTCGGCGTCGACTACCAGCGAACCCCCTACGCCCAGCACCACCAGGAGGGCGGCAAACACCTGCCCGCCCGCCCCATCATCGGGCAACCCACCCGGGAGGACCAGAAAGCCATGACCAAGATCCTGCACGAACACATCATCAAGGGGGCCGGTCTTGCTCGGCGCTGAGGGTGTGAAGCGGCTGCTGATCCGCCGGTTCAAAGAGGTCATGCCCACCGCCCTCGAAGTCCGCCGGGCACTGACCGGGGCGACGGTGGCGGATCTCCCGGACGTGAAACGCTGGTACCCGACGGCGGTGCCGGACGTGCCGGCCGGGCTGTTCCCCTTCGCCACCGTGACAGTGGAGGGCACCAACGGGGAACTGTCCAACGAGATGGACACCTCCGATTTCATGGAGCACGAGTTCACCATCGAGTACACGGTGCTGCTCACCCTGTGGACGATGGTCAACTCCCAGGCCGGGGACGCCCAGGCGCGCCTCCAGGTGGAACGCCTCGCCCTGGCCGCGAGGGAGACCGCCCTCCAGTCCCGGGAGCTCACCACGGACGCGGAGAAGGACTCGGCGATGGTGAACTACGCCCGCTGGGTGGAGGAGTACGACATCACCCAGCCCGACAACACCGGGGCATGGCTCGCCAGTGCCACCCTCCAGATCCCGGTGCTGGCCACCGAGTACCTGGACCGCGCCCCGTACCTCCCCGGGAACCTCGCCGTGCTCCGCTCCCACGAAGAGGACCGGGTGACGTTGGACGGCACCCAGGTGCCCGGTCCGCCGCCGATCGAGTACACCGGGTGAAACTGGTGGTATGACGGCCAGCAAACACCGCGCCCCCGCCCTCCAGGCGGCGCACAACACCACCCCGGAGGCGGTCGCAGTGGACACCACCGGCCGCCTCTGCCCCGGGAACACCACCATCACCGTGGACCCCACAGACCCCGTGACCGCCGCCCTCGTGGCGGACCGCACCCTGCACCTCAAGGAGAAGTGACCCAGTTATGGCGCTGTCCCCCGTGGGCGTTTCCTACAACGTCACCGTCCAGTCCTCCCCCTCCCTCCAGGCCGGTTCCTCGGCCCGCGCCCAGTTCGTCGGCGTCACCGAGAAGGGCCCCCTCAACTACCCGACCGTGATCCGCTCCCTCACCCAGTACGAGCAGGTCTTCGGCGCCCGCACCTCCTACGAAACCCTCTACGACTCCGTGCGGCTGTTCCTCGAGGAGCAGGCCGGCGCCGGTGAGTGCTACATCACCCGCGTCGTCGGTGCCAACGCCACCAACGGCTCCGTCACCCTCCTGGACGCCTCGGAGACCCCGGTGGAGACCATCACCGTGGAGGTCGTCGACCCCGGGGCCCACTCCGCGGACTACGTCGCGGTCGTCTCCAACGCCGCTAACGGCTTCAACCTGTCCGTGGTGGACAACACCACCGGCCGGGTCATCGCCTCCTTCGAAGGCGCCACGGACCCCGCGGACCTCACCAACCTCGCCCTGGGCAACCGCGACGTCATCGTCCGGGACCTCGGCGCGGGCACCAACCCCGCCGTCGGCACCTTCCCCCTCTCCGCCGGCAACGACGACCGGGACACCATCACCGCCGAAACCTACGTCACCGCCCTGGACGCCCACAAGTCCGTGCCGGCAGGTGTCGGCGTCGCCGCACCCGGGCAGCTGGCCTCCGCCATCGCGGCCGGCGCCGGTGCCCACTGCCACAACGTGGGGAAGATCTTCTTCACCTCCCCCGCCCAGGGCGCGACCCTCTCGGAGGCCAAGGCTGTCGGGGACGCACTCACCGGCTCCGCGTACGGCCAGTACATCGGCGTGGTCTACCCGCACCTGCGGGTCCCGGACTCCTCCTCCCGCACCCGTGTGGTGTCCCCGGAGGGCTACGTCCTGGCCGCCCGTGCCGTGGCGCACCGCACGAAGTCCTACGCCGCCGCCCCCGCCGGTGCGGCACGGAAGACCACATGGGTGACGTCCCCGGTGCGGGTCCTGGACGAGGCTGACATCAACCAGCTCAACACCTCCCAGGTCAACGGCATCCTCTCCGAGGGTGGCCGCCACTACCTGTACA